GCTGGAGGGCCTTGAGCGTGACCAGCCCCATGTTGTTCGATTCGACGCCGATCAGTGCCTGGCGGTAGAACCGGCCGAGACGCGCCAGCAGGTCGGTCCCCATCACGTCAGCGTCGATCAGCCCGTTCCAGTGAGCGACGACGTGACCGGACTGGACGTGGATGACATGCACCGAGCCGTGGTCGGAGTGCTCCATCCCTTGCGACGGGTCAGCGCCGATGACGTAGCGGCCTCTCGGCTCGGGCATCGCCCAGATATGCAACGCCCCGCCGTCGTCGACGGGCTGATCGCGCTCATCGAGGTAGCCCTTGAAGATCGGGTCGGCGGTCTCGATCTCGCGCAGACGGATCAGATCGAACACCGGACGACCGGATCGCAGGAAGCTCTCCTCGGCGTTGTCGGGGTACTCCTGGGCGAGCTGCCAGTCCGGGAGTTCGGCACGCTTGGCGTCGTACCAGTCCTGGTCTCGGCCGTTGGCTGACCACGGGAAGAACAGCGGGGTGTAGCGGTTGTGGCCGGTCTGAGCCTCAACCCACAGACGGTGGAACAGGTTGCCTTCGCCGTTGGCGGTCGAGAGCAAGATGATCCGACCGCCGACATCGGCGACCGGCTCGATTGCGCCGTAGGCCTGTTCCGAGTTGGGGAGGAAGGCGAGTTCGTCGACGACGACGAGGAACGCCGACTCACCACGAGCGGGGTCTGACGCCGACGGCAGCGACTCGACGTAGGAGTTGTTCGTGAACTCCAGCCGGGTCAGGGTCTGGTTGACCGGCCCGAGTCGGAACTTGAGCCACTCTGGCAGGAACTGGTAGCCGTACTTGGCCTTGCCGAGCAGCTTGATCGCTTCACGCTCGGTGCGTGACAACATCAACGTCGGGCGATCCGAGTAGAACGCACAGACCCAGAAGGCGTAGGCCGCGACGAGTGTCGAGAACCCGATCTGGCGGGCCTTGAGGATCAGCGTGAAGCGCTTGTTGACCCAGCACCGAGCGGTCTCGACCTGAGCCTCGAACAGATCGAACGGGATCCGACCACGCTCGGGGTGGCGGATCGTCCAGTAGTTCGAGCAGAAGTACAAGAACCCGTCGAGCAGCTTCTCGGGATCGTCGGTCTGGGGCGCGCAGCGCCGGTAGTTGCGCTCCTCCAACAGCTCGGTGAAGTCGTAGCCGTCCAGCTCGTCGTGCAGCAGATCGGTCACACCGGGGCGACCCCTTCGTAGGCGTCGCTGTGATCATGGCGTGCCCCGTTCAGCGTCGGCGGGACTTGGAGCGCCTGCAACTGCTGGCGCAGCATCTCGTTCTCGATCATCAGACGCTCGTTCTGTGCGACTTCGATCCCGAGTCGATGGGCGAGCCGGTTGACCCATACCTCGTCGGTGCTCGGCTGCTGTTCGTCGCTCATGGGTTGATGACTGGCGGGTCGGGGGGCCAGTTGACGACGACGGCCGACGTGATCGCACCATCGGTGACGACATCTTGGTCGTGACCGGGCGAGCCGCGACCGGATGCGATCCCGGCCTCGTAGGCGGCTTGGACCGCGGAGGCGACCTGCCAGAACATCGTCGTCAGGTTGGCGTTCCCGCCGAGCACCGTGGCGGCGAAGATCGTGTCGCTCAAAGCCGGGTTGTTGGTTGCTTCGGCGTAGACGGCAGCCCGAACCCTGGATTGCAGATCGGGGTCGTTGGCCGCTTGGGCTTGGATATTGAAACTCATCGGGCCTCCAAGGCTTCGAGTCGGGTTTGGGTGTCGGCGAGGCGTCGGGCGAGCACTCCGACGAGTGCGAGGGCGGTCGTTGCGACCTGAGCAATGTCGATCCCCGATGGAAGTAGGTGCTCATCGAAGACGACTGCTTCGGGCATCACTGTCAGCAAATCCTCGGCGGTCAGGCCAACGTGATCGTGATGATTTGCTCCGATCGCACACTGTTGGCCTGGCGGGGCAGCACAGTCGGTCCCGCATTCGTGCTCGGCGCTGTCGTAGTCGGATGGCTCGGGGCTGGGCACTCCACGTCGCCCGGTCGAGTCAGGGGCTGCCGCCATGCGATGCCTCAACGCTGCTCGATAGCGCTCCCTGTTGAGCCTTAGCGTGAGTGGGCCGATCGTCGGTCGCCACCGCTTGAACGGGAGCGTCTGCAACTGTTCCAGCAGGGCGTCTGGATCGCTGTCGCGCACGTCGGACTTGATCCGTTCGCTCGACGACACCGTGAACGCCGATGCCCGAATCGGAATCCATCCTGTGCTGGTGTTGTTGAGGCAATGTAACTGTTCGCCCACGGCCTGCTGTACCTCCAATATCGGGGCATAGCCGTTGACGTGCAATGCGATCGCACACAGCGCGCTGGATGAGCGTTCACTCTTGACGAGCAGAGGAGCGTTGCCCCAGGTCTTGTCGCCTCCGTCGTAGAAGTTGTCGTAGCGAACGTAGCCCTTACCCCAGGAGTTCACGGCAGCCCCGTTGTACGAGCCTGCCCACACATTTCCGAACGATCCGTGATTGTCGCCCTGGACGGCTCCGGTCGTTTGGATGCCTTTGCCGTTGACCGACCGAACCCACGACGTATCGTTCATGTACCAGCCGCCACCGTAGGTCGGAAAGTTCAAGGCTCGACTGCCTTGGATGGCGACACCGTTGGCATTCCCGATGACTACCCAAGCCGTGTAGGCGGAGTCGCCGAAGTAGGCGTTGCCGGAGAATCGAAGCCAGTGGTCGGTGGCGCTCATGTCAAGCGTTCCCACCGAAGCGAGCGCGATCGCCCCTGCGGTAGTCACCCGAAGCGGGATGCGAGCGCCGCTGTTCTGATAGATGTAGAAGTCCTTGACGCCATTGCCGTCAGCGTCTTGCCCGATCGTCCAGCCCGAACCGAGCGACAGGTTGGCCCGCCGCGACGTGGCGTGGGCCGAGTCCTCGATTCTCAGTCCTGGCGGGTATTGCGAGGTATCGCCACCAGCAACCTGAACTGCGCCACCAACGTAGTTCAGATACAGGAAGCCTGCCGGGCCGTTGGCTCGGGCCTGGATTCGGGAGTTCCCGATCGCCATGTTGTTGCCGGTCAGACTGCCTACGGTCAGAGCATGAGCAGTCGATCCCGCATCGGGAGTGGTCGTGCTTGTCAGCCACAGCTTCGGGAGCGTCGTGCCCCACAGGGCGTCGCTGTTGACGGCCGACTGTTTGACGAGCACGTCGCCTGCCACACCGCCAGGGTTGAGCGGCCCGCCACCGACACCGACATCGACCCATGCCCCACCGGAACGGACTTTGAGCACGCCCATCAGACAGCCACCCCTATGTCCTCGATCGTGAACTCGATCGGCGTTGCCGCCGACGCGAACGGAATCGAGATGGTTGCAGTTCCGGTCACGCGAGCAGCCATCTTGTACGTCACAACCGCCGCCGAAGTCGGGACCACGATCCACTCTGCTACATAGTGAGTGTTGAACGCTGATCCGAACCCCATCACCGTCAGCGATCGAACAAGAACGCCGTTTGCCAGAAGTTCCCAAATGACACGATCGGTGTTGGTTGACAGGATGGCCGGACAGAAGAAGTGGAACCGATAGGCCCGAGCCGTATCGAGCGCTATGGCGATCGACGGTGCCTGCCCGGCCGTGACCGTGATATCGGCTCCCGGTGACGCAGTAACCGTCGTAGTGAACGATGAGGCGGTCCCGACCCGGCGAGCGACGAGGCCACGCGGAAGTTGCAGCATCGCCGCCTGCATGTTCGCTGCCGACAGCGGGGCACCGGGCGGTGTGAACGCAACGAGCGAGGCCAACATCGAAGCTGCAACGGCGTCGTCGTCGTACCACAAGTCAACGAGCGGGTTCGCCCCGATCGGATCGTTGGGCTGCACCATTACTTCGTCAGGACCGATCGGACCTTGCGGGCCCGTAGCGCCAGTCGCACCCGTCGCCCCGGTCGGACCAGTCGCCCCGGTTGGACCGATCGGACCCTGCGGGCCGGGAACGGTCGAATCCGCGCCAGTCGGGCCGATCGGACCAGTTGCACCAGTCGGCCCGGTCGCACCCGTCGCTCCGGTCGCTCCGGTGTCGCCTTTGACGCCTTGCGGTCCTTGCGTGCCGGTAGCCCCGGTCGGTCCGGTCGGCCCGGTCGGGCCCGCTGGCCCT